TGAGAAGCAAGAGCTTGAGCGTCTTGCACAGCAGTTGATTGAGGAGAACAAACGCCTCAAACAAAATGTATACACAGGACAAGAAGCCATCATTGAAGGCGCTAAAGGTAAGGCCGAATTTGAATTGGCCACAGCCCGTAGCAAACTCAGGGCAGCACAAGAAGCTTTTGACAACGATGCAATCATTGCCGCTCAAGAAGAGGTGATGGATGCAAAAATTCGTGCAGAACAAGTAAAAAATTATCGTCCTACCCCTTTACAGGAAGAAAATTTTGAGGTACAAACGCAACAAGCCCAACCTTCCAAGGTTGAGCCCGACGAAAAAACTCTGCGCTGGCAGGCAAAAAACCAGTGGTTCGGGCAACAAGGGTTTGAAGAATACACCAGCTACGCACTAGGGCTGCATCAGAAACTAGTCACAAACGGAGTGGACCCCCGCTCTGCTGAATATTTCGACCAAATTGATGGTCGCATGAAGTCAACGTTTCCTGATTTATTCGGGCAGACAAATGACAAGCCAAGGTCTGGTGAGGTTCAAAAACGGCCTACGACAGTGGTTGCCTCTGTATCTCGTTCTACGAGTGCAGGAAAAGTTAAGCTAACTCAAACGCAAGTAGCGTTAGCGAAAAAATTTGGTTTAACCCCGCAGCAATATGCTGTTCAAGTAGCAAAGTTGGAGAACTGAAATGGCTGAAACTATTGACCGCTCAAATCGTGACACTAAGTCACGCGATAAATCTGTTCGTGCAGTATACGTACCGCCGAGCAACCTGCCTGATCCGACACCTGATCCAGATTACACGTTTCGCTGGGTAGCGACTCATGTGCTAGGTCAGCCATTAGCCAACAACGTGTCCTTACAGATGCGCGATGGTTATGAGCCGGTGAAAGCAGTGGATCATCCGGAATTAGCTTTGTTTGGTAACAATGCAAACGGCAATGTGGAAATTGGTGGGCTGATGCTTTGCAAGGCTCCCAAGGAACGCGTCCAAGCCCGCGCTGATTACTACAACAACCAAGCTCAAAACCAGATGGATTCAGTTGACAATCATTTCATGCGAAATAATGACCCTCGGATGCCCTTGTTTGCTGACCGCAAGTCAACATCAAGTCGCGGACAAGGATTTGGTTCTGGTTCTAAATAATTTATAGGAGTCTTTATGGCTTATCCCGTTGTATCAGCTCCGTACGGGCTGTTGCCGCAGAATCTAATTGGAGGTCAAGTATTTGCTGGTTCTACCCGCATGTACAACATCCAGTACGGTTACGCGACTGACATCTTCTACGGCGATTTTGTTGTTCTAGCCCGTGGCTTTGCCACACGTGCCACAGTTTCTACCGGCGACACTCTTAACCAGACTGTCGGTATTTTCTTGGGTTGCACATTCACTAACCCTGTAACAAAGCAAAAGCAGTTCTCGCAATATTGGCCCGCAAACACCGCTGCCGGTGACTGCCAAGCCTATGTTTTGGATGATCCTGATGCTGTGTTCAAGGCTGTTGTTTGTTCTTCTGGCACTACTGTCGCTTCCGGCGCATTGGCAATGATTGGCACTAACCTGTCAGCTATTGACAATACCGGCAACACAAACACTGGCAATTCCAAGAACGCAGTTTTGGCTCCAACTAACACCCCTGTAACTACTACACTGCCTTTGCGTATGGTTGGTGTTGTTGCGGATACGGCAGTTTCGTTGGGTACAGCTACTTTCAGTACGGGTACAACTACCCTGACCGTCAGTGCTTTGCCTTTTGCATTGCCAGTTGGTACGGACGTTTCTGTGTTGACCACAAACGGTCAAATTGCACAGACAGGTTCTTTCGTGGATACCGCAGCCGCCGCAGGCGCAACTTCTGTTGTGCTAAACCAAGCCGCTACATTCACACTGAATTCTGGTGTTTACACATCGACCGTGGTGTTCACTCAGTATCCTGAAATCTTGGTTAAATTGAACCAAGGCTTGCACGGTTACTATTCCGCCACTGGCGCATAAGGAGTTATTTAAATGGCTATTTCACGCGCACAACTACTTAAAGAGCTGCTCCCGGGCTTGAACGCTTTGTTTGGCTTGCAGTACGCTACCTACGGCGAAGAGCACAAAGAACTCTACGAAACAGAGAAATCTGAGCGTAGCTTTGAAGAAGAGACAAAACTGTCTGGTTTCTCTGCGGCTCCTGTCAAGAACGAGGGTTCAGCCATTGCTTATGACAATGCGCAAGAAGCGTTCACGGCTCGCTACAACCACGAAACCATTGCCTTGGGTTTCTCAATCACTGAAGAAGCGGTTGAAGATAACTTGTACGACAGCTTGTCTGCTCGCTACACCAAGGGTCTGGCTCGTGCTATGGCCTACACCAAGCAAGTTAAAGCTGCATCCGTCTTGAACAACGGTTTCAGCAATGCTTACGCTGGTGGTGATGGTGTTGCTCTGTTCTCTACAGCGCACCCATTGGTGTCTGGTGGCACTAACAGCAATCGTCCTTCAACCAATGCTGACTTGAATGAAACATCGTTGGAAAACGCTGTGATTCAGATCGCCGCTTGGACTGATGAGCGTGGCCTGTTGATCGCTGCTAAGCCTAAGAAATTGATCGTGCCCCCAGCACTTCAGTTCGTTGCTACTCGTTTGCTCGAGACCAGCCTGCGTGTTGGTACCGCTGACAACGACATCAACGCGTTGAAGAACAACGGTTCAATTCCTGAAGGTTACACAATTAACCACTACTTGACCGACACAAATGCTTGGTTCTTGACAACAGACGTACCTAACGGCTTGAAGCACTTCGAGCGTATGGCGTTGTCCACATCTATGGATGGTGACTTCGACACAGGTAACGTTCGTTACAAGGCCCGTGAGCGTTATAGCTTCGGCTGGTCTGACCCATTGGGCGTCTTCGGTTCGCCCGGTTCAACCTAATATTTCTTTAGAAATATTTGAAAAGGGGCCTTGTGCCCCTTTTTCTTTTGGTGTATATTGCTTTTAATCCGGGTCTTCCGGTGTATCAAACAGTCCCGGCTGACGACATGCAGATTGATACGCCTAACTTGCATGTAAGGTAAAAATCATGGCATTAACCACATTCTCCGGCCCAGTCTCTTCCCTCAATGGTTTTATTGGCGGCACAGCCACTAGCCCTATTGCAGAAACAACTGCTGGCAACGTATCCGAGTTTTACGCTACGACTTCAGCCGCTACCGGCGATACACGTTTGTCGTATAACCGCTTGGAATTTACTTCCACTGGTTCTGGCGAGACTATCCGCGCTTTGACCCGCGTAACGGGTGCTGGCGGCGCTACAGGCGGCACGATCAATGGTGCTCACGTTAGCTTAAGCGTTAACGGCTCTGGCACTATCTCTGGCGCTGGTAACGCACTTCGCGCTACTTTGGGTGGTACTTCTACAAACCCCGGCGGCACACTGGCAGCTATTCAGGCTGACTCTGACTTTGCTTCTGGTGGCACTTGGACTAACACTTCATTCATCCGCTTTACAAATAGCGGAACAGGCACTGTTCCTAATTTGTTTAACATCCCCGCAGCTTTGTTTGTAACAAGCACGGCCACTATTGCTAAGACTTTGAGAGTCGTGGCATCAGACGGTACGCCTTACTTCATCATGTGCTCTAGCGCGGCTTAACATGCAGATCACCAAGGAATTCTTGGAGTCTGAGATTCGTGAACTTGAGACTGAAGCGCAGAAGGCACAAACCTTTTTGACTCAGGCTCAAGCCACAATCCAAGCGTACAAGATGCTCATAAACAGGCTAGAAGCCCCAGAACCGGAGCAAGAAAATGGCAATGCAATATGACGTAAAGAGTAGTTACGTATCAACTACGGCTACTGCCTTTGATGGTAGAACCCGTTTAAAAGGTATTGTTGTAACTCCCGGCTCTGCCGCAGGCACTGTGGTAATAAGAGATGGCGGCGCAAGCGGTACAGTGGTATTTTCTACTGCGACAGTCGCTGCGGGAACTCCGTTTAATGTGGTGATACCCGGTGAAGGTGTTCTTTGCCTGACAGATTTACACGTGACTGTATCCGGTTCTGCAACTACGGCAGTGGTTTTCTATGGCTAAGAGTCCAGCATGGCAGAGGAAAGAAGGCAAGTCCGAGAAGGGCGGCTTGAACGCCAAGGGGCGAGCCTCGTACAACGCGGCCAACCCCGGGAAACCCGGATTGAAACGTCCTCAACCCGAGGGCGGCTCACGGCGCGACTCTTTTTGCGCCCGCATGAAGGGGATGAAAGCGAAGCTGACCAGCGCAAAGACAGCCAACGACCCGGATTCACGGATCAATAAGTCTTTGAGGGCGTGGAACTGTAAGGATGGTGGATATGTAACTGCGGCTGATGGATGCGCTACAAAAGGCAAGACAAAAGGGCGGATGGTATGACTGAACATTCAGATAACGTAAAGAACACGCTGGATTTTGTAGCGGTGTTTGCCACGTTTGGTTCTTTCTTAGAACTGTTCAACCCACTGTTTGCTTTGATTGGTGCAATAGTCGGTTTGATGCGCATTTACGAAATGACAACGGGTAAGAACTTCTACGACTTGTTCAAGCGAAAGAAAGACGATGCCGTCGACGAGTAAGAAGCAACACAATTTCATGGCGGCGGTGGCTAACAACCCGTCGTTTGCTAAGAAAGTAGGAGTCCCACAGTCCGTGGGTAAAGAATTTTCTAACGCGGATAAAAACCGCAAATTTTCAAAAGGTGGTGATACTATGGCTTCCAAAATGAACCCCGGCTTTATGGCAATGATGGCTAAGAAAAAAGGCGCTCCTGCTAAGAAAATGGCTGGTGGCGGTATGGCAATGGGCAAAGTTAAAACAGGCGCCCCTAGCCGTGATGGTATTGCTGAAAAAGGCAAAACCAAAGGCAAGATGGTCGCCATGAAAATGGGCGGCAAAGCCTGCTAAAACCATGATGGCCAGCCGCGGTATGGGGGACATCGCCCCCTCTAAAATGCCCAAGGGCGTCAAGAAAGCCCGGCGGGACGACACTGACTTCACGCAATACGCTGAAGGCGGTAAAGTAAATGCGGCTGGCAATTACACGAAACCTAGTCTGCGCAAGCGGATTGTGTCTCAGGTAAAAGCCGCAGCAACGCAGGGTACTGGTGCAGGTCAGTGGTCAGCGCGTAAAAGCCAACTAGTCGCTAAAAAATATAAAGCTGCTGGGGGCGGTTATCGTGACTGAGGCTATAAAAACCTGTACAGATTGTGGAGAGTCAAAGCCATTGTCTGCTTTCCGCAGTCGGGGTGGCCAAATGGCGCATCTGTACAAAAGCCACTGCAACACCTGCTTGTATAAAAGACACAAAGATTGGGCTGAAGACAACCAACATCGAATTGCTGATTATCGGGAGCGAGATCCGTGGACACTAGCTAAAAGGTGCAGTCGTCGCGGCATCACCCCAGAACAGCTTGTTGAGTGTTATGAACGGCAAGAGGGTTGTTGCGCAATTTGCAGGGCAGAAGTTGCTTTGATTGATAGCGCAATAGACCACAATCACGATACAGGGGAGTTTCGCGGCGTGTTGTGTAAGCAGTGCAATCGCGCTTTAGGTATGTTTAAAGATAGCCCTGTAATATTGCGTAACGCGCTAGAATACTTAGAAGCATTTGGGAGCTATGGAAATGGCACTTAAACCTTCACAACAGTCTCTCAAGGATTGGGGCGACCAAAAATGGAGAACCAAAAGTGGTAAAAAATCTTCTGACACTGGCGAAAGATACCTTCCTAGCGCTGCGATTAAGAGCCTCAGTCCTGCTGAGTACGCTGCGACAACGCGTGCGAAACGTGCTGGCAAAAAAGCCGGAAAACAATTCGTAGCGCAACCTAAAACGATTGCAAAGAAAACGGCAGGATTTAGATGACCACTTCAGGAACTGCAGCGTTTAATCTTGACCTCACTGAGTTGGTTGAGGAAGCGTTTGAACGCGCCGGTTCGGAGTTGCGTACGGGCTACGATTTGCGTACAGCACGTCGTTCATTGAACTTGATGTTTGCTGACTGGGCAAATCGTGGTGTCAACATGTGGACGTTTGAGCAGGGCACGATTAACCTGACTCCGGGTCTAAACAACTACGCACTACCCGTAGATACGGTGGATCTACTTGAGCATGTGATTCGCACGGGTGCGGGTAGCGCGTCCACGCAGGCGGATCTAACCATAACGCGTATCAGTGTTTCTACTTACGCCACGATCCCCAACAAACTGCAACAAGCCCGTCCAATTCAGGTGTGGTATCAGCGTTTGGATGGCCAGACTTCTTCCATTGGCACTACGCTTAACGGCGGGATTACAGCCACAGACACCACAATCACATTAACTTCCGCTGCCGGACTTCCTGCCACAGGGTTCTTGTTGATTGAGTCCGAGACTATCCAGTACGGCTACATCTCTGGCAACGTGCTTAATAACTGCTTCCGTGGGCAGAATGGCACAACTGCCGCAGCACACTCAACTGGCGTGTCCGTGTACACGCAGAATCTACCCTCTGTGACCCTCTGGCCAACCCCAGACAACAGCGTAACGTATCAGTTTGTTTACTGGCGCATGCGCCGTATTGATGATGCTGGTGGTGGTGTACGCACGATGGATGTACCTTTCCGCTTCCTGCCCTGTATGGTGGCGGGTCTCGCCTATTACTTGGCTCTCAAGATTGAGAATGGCGCTGAGCGTCTGCCGGTCTTGAAGCAACAATACGATGAAGCTTGGCAGTTGGCCGCTGATGAAGATCGTGAAAAGGCTTCGGTACGTTTTGTTCCGAGGCAACAGTT